CGTATTGGGTATCACTTTTCACTTATTCCTCCGTTAATGATGTATCGCCTTCACATGAAACTCGACAAGCCATAACCGCGACTTGAATGGCTTCTCTGATAACATTCTGCATCAAAACTTTTTCGTCAACTTTCCCTTTCTTCTCAAGTATCCATAATAACGCCTCAGCAAGCTCGCCGACTTCCTCTACCAGTGCTGCGAATGATCGGCGACTATTTGGAAATTTCAGCCTAGCACGCTGTAATTCTAGTTCACATTCTTTCCAGAAATATAAATCTAGTTTTGCTTGTTCTACATTCATTATAAGGCGCTCCTAAGCTGATCTACCAGTTTAAACATTGATGTCTTATCCTCTTTAGAAATAAAGTGATTTCCCATAATCTTTTCTTCAAGCGTCTTTGCAACTTCAATTAGATCAAGTTTGGCGAACATGTGGAACCAAGGGTAAACCCTAACGACTTCAATCGTAGCGGCATCCATAACGTTTCGATATTCATCTTGGGTTCGTTTGCCTGAGCGCTTTTTAATCATATCGATGAAATTGCGCATATTGATTTTCATAATGATGTTTGTCAGAATATTCGTTGGAAGAACACCGCGCGCATCTTCAATTTGGGCTCCGCTCGTAACCAAAACGTTATATGCGTCGTCAATGTCTGACATAGTTTTATCGTACTTATCTTTCAACAACTTGTTCTGTTCAATAGATGGGCCTGTAAGATAATTGAACCCTTCTAGATTTGTCACACGCATTGACTGTTGAGCGAAAGATGCCACACGTGTACGAACAAGTTGATGAGTAAACGCTCGCGTAACGCCTTCAATAAGGAATGTGAAATCAACGAACTCCCAAGAACTAGGGATTGTCGATGCCATATATTTTAGTTCTTCATTCCTCTTTTCTTCTGACAAAGATTTAAAATCATCAAGCAGTTTTGGAGTTAATTCTAAACGTGTTGATTTGGTAAATAACAGAAGATTGGCTGCAAAACGAGCAGGGTCTTCAAACCCAAATCCTGTGTAATTAATCAAATTGACTTTCATACCAGTTCCTTTTCTCTGATAGGGACTAGAAGCGCCCTAAGCGTATCCATTTCTTTTTCTTCCAATGGCTTAAAGTGCATCGTATTCCATCGGACAATATCTTCTGAGCGCAACTCTTCAAGCTGGACATAAACTGAAGCATAAGCCCCAACATACTCAGCATCGTAGACTGTGTATTTTTCTCCAACAATCGGTATCTGATTCCTCTTTACACCATAAATGAATTTAAATGTTGTTATATCTGGTTCACTAACGCAAACTACTTTCTGTCCAGAATACCAATCTGAGCTCATTTGCGCTTCCTCGAATTAAATTGAGATTCAACAGTTTGTCCAGAAAAATCTAATTCAAAATATTCTGCATCTTTCCTCATTAAAGGGAATAGCTCACCATATGGGAGCTTGAGTCTCTGATGCGCCATAACCCAAAACATATCGTCAGATATATTAGGATCAGCATCTAGCTCTGCCAATACAGTTTTAATCTGTTCCTTAGTTGGTGCCATCGACGTTTTCCTCTTTTGTTACAATAGGATAGCACGACGCGCGGAAACATGCAAGCCCTATAGGCTCGCTGAGATTGTGATCAATCCCTGTATCTACGTTCATCATCTATCCAAGCTTGGATACGTCTTACATCATGGACTAAATCATCTAATAGCAGCTTCGGTCTCCAAGTTGCATAGCGTCCGAGTGAATAAATGTTAAATTTGTTCGCAAACCTGATAAAATTCTTCCTTTCATCCTCATTTATCTCTGTTATTTTGGCATATTGTTGCTGACGAATTTGAACGTCTCTTATATCGCTGAATGCAATCCCTATCTTTTTCGATAGCAGATCGAGGCGATAAGCGTGAGGATCAATATCTTTATAGACGTCAGGAATTTCAATTATAAGCTGATTGCCTGTAATTGAAACTCTACTGTAAACGTCTGATCCAGGAAAAAGAATTGAACAATAACAATTACAATCCCTGATAGAAGCGGTTACATTGTAGCCACTAATGTAGTTGAAATCTTTTACATTGAATTCAGGATATTCTAGAAGTGGCATTAGAACTGGCATAGGAATTGTTGAAATGATAGTTGCTTCTGGGCCTTCCCAATCTGGTCCTTCATAATCAGCGCCGTATTCTATTTCAATTCCATCTGCCATTCTCTCTATCAAATTATCTGGCGCAACATATCGTTCAGCGATTACTGTTCCAGCTAGAATGCTTCTATCAGTAGAGTATCGCCCAGTGCATTTGTGAGAATAGCTTATCGCGTCTCCAACTACGCTCTGTTCTGGAATGTATGTCTTAACCATTTGCACTTTTTTGAACTCAATACCAAGAACGTTCCCGACTTCAGGCGTGCGGAAGCGCAGAACTGCTGAATGATTATTTGGTAATTCTTTCTGGCGCTCATAAACTTTAACGTTATAGTGGCGCCGTAGCATTTGAGCAGCCAATAAACCGGCCATACCGGCGCCAATTATATGAACGGTCTTTTGCATTATGATTATCCTTGTGAAGAAGCCAGAACAGTTTTGACAGCAGCTTTTAGAGTTTCTTCAGCAATCAAAAACTTTTCTCGCGACCTATCTTTGGCTTCCTCAGCCCTCATATAAATCTTAAGATCAGCTGCGAATTGAGCTTTAGATTTATCATAAACGTCTTGTAATGCTCCCAGATCGACGGGTTTGGATTTCTTATCCATTGCAAGTTTTTCCTTTTCAGAATAAATCTCGTTTTGGTTTACGAGCTACGCTCGGAATTTCATCAGGTACGTTTTCAATATCAAATATTGACTCAAGCTTAACTACGCCAGATTGACTGTATACCACAGTATACATTTGCTTTTCTCTGTGAGTCCAAACTATGTAACCTATTTCTCCATCTGATATCCTTCTGCATTTATTTATTGGTTGCGGAGGGTCCATATCGCATTGTTTTATTACCATCATTTAGCCTTTTTAACTGTGGCCTTTTGAAAGTATCTCCACCCTAATTCGTCCAGCGGTACAACTTCACCATTAGCGATCTTTTCTTTCACAAACGCACCGAGCAAAGCAGCGTGAACAGTTTCTGATTCTTTATATGGAACAGAATTTAATTCAAGAAGTTTCTTGACTTCCTGCGCTCTTTCAGATTCTCCCTTATTAAATACAATATTAAATGTTTCTTTAATGAGAGACTCACCTCCAGACTCAGCAACCCAATCTAATTGAAGGCGACGTTTGTCCAAATCTTCCTTTACAATACCGCCTTGGAATGCTGGACGAATTGTAATCTTAGAACCATCTTGCATCTTAAATTCAATTAGACCGCATTCCTGCATTACGCTTGGAAGATTACCTTCCTCAATCAATTGCAGTTCGTCTTTAAGGCTTTTGAGAAATGCTTCAGCCTGTTCAATCTGAGCATTAAGCTCCAATGCACGCGATGCAAAAACACTGATATTTTGTAGCGCCGATTTCGTTGGCGCAACAAAGTCAAATAAGTCTGATTCAACATCTTCTGCCATTATTATTCTCCAATTAGAATTTTAGGTGGCATTTTAAATTGAAATGTCTTATGTCTCCACAAATGTAAACAGAAATTGTGATTATTTATATATTCAGATTTTGGAGGATGAAACTGTATAACACATTCCTCTTCATCCCAACACAAATTCTTAACAAAACACATTTCAAACCAATTCGGGCACCTATTATGGAGCGAAACAGAAGCATGTTCCCAGCCTTCTGAATCTTTATCTGTATCATCTGCTCCGCTTATTACCATTATTAATGTTGCGCCCATAGGCCCTATAATTTCAAATGCACCATAGAAACCATAAGTGCTATTACTTCCAAGTTTACCTGTTTTGATACGACCTTTTTCAAGCGTCTCAGGAACAGTTTTTCTCATTTGATCCTCAAGCAATGGTATGCCCAGCAGGGATCGAACCTGCGACCTGCGGATTATGAGTCCGTAGCTCTACCAGCTGAGCTATGGGCACAATCCATTTACATCTTTGAATCAGGATTTACAATGCGAGCATTGGCAGGATCGTTAGGATCATCGTTAACGACCTCACCAGTAAGTTTGTTCTCGCGCACGTCAATATAAAATTGCTTAGCTTGATTCAGCAATTCTTTTGTAGGATCAAGTTCTAGGATGGTATAAGATTGAGAAGGTATAAAAGTATACCAATCACCTTTATCATTGTTATCACTAGCTACAGTTAACTTCCAACTACGATAAAACAATGGTGGAGTAAAAGTACCGTTGCGCCCCTGCAAAACTTCAGCACGTGACAGCGTCATCCATTTTCTAGAAATTTTCAGATTTGTAGATTTTAGTGGAAAAAATACCTGCTTCCATCGAATACCGTCTTGCAACAAGCAAAACCATTCACTGGTTTCTACAATCTTGTTGCCATTAGGTAGAATATTCTCGCGTTTTTCATTCTGAGTAGTTGCTTTCAAGCAACTAGCGTCTGATCCGTGATTTTTAATAAGCCCTTCACCTTGAGTCTTTCCCCACTCAATATAAGAAACTCGGAAATAACAAGGAATAACAATGATACTTTCTTTATAAATATCACCAGTCGCGACATTGCAGAAATCACTAAGTTCTGCGCCTTCGATATATTCAGCTTTCTTTTTATTAAATTGAGGACTCATAGACTGTATCTGAGTAAGACGCGGTAAAAGCATGTCATTAGTAGTGACATTCTCTGCGCCCATTCCAGCAAATTCTTCAATTTCTTCTGCTGGAAGAAAGAGCTCACTTTTCTTGACTTCTTGAACAACTAATTCTTTATTTTCTTCATCCATTTGATGCGCTCCTGTTATTCTGAATAAACTCTACCATTTGTTCATTAGTAACTGGATAATTCTCACGTTCCTTTTCATAATCGTGCATGATAATATAATTAGGATTTTTGAGCAAACTCGCCATTTCCAATTTAAGCCAACCTGCTGGCCATTTTTCTATTGGAGTATCTTTAGGATGGTTATAACGAGACATTATCCAAACATATCCTTCTTGACTTTTGGTTTACGATCTTCTAAGGCTCCATCATTAAACGTTAAAGCTACTGGAAAGCGCGGAATACCATCAGGCGTCATATTGAAGTATCGAATAGTAGCAGATTGATAACTTTTGCCTAAATTCCAATCTACCAGAAGCTTTCGAGTATATTCCTTGTTCCCACTAATTCCTGCTCCAAAAACTTTACCATCTATCGTTTTACAGTTGGCAATCTTTGCAAATCCAGAATAATTTCCTTCTCCTGAATCAATCGAGATTAGTTCAAATTCCTCCGTAATAAATTCCTTTCTCTTGAGAAGATAATTTGAGCGCTTCTGTTCATATTGCTTATCGTAGCGCACTATTTGGCCTTCATATCCATTCTCTAGTAGGTCAGTATAATGCTGGTCTAATGTGTCTTCATCTTCGTGATAACGTGTTTCTACTTGAACGCAATATTTAGGATCATATTCTTCAAATATTTTTCCTATTGTCCAATTTCTAAGATTAAATAAATGTTGAGTATATCTAGAATCATATACATCATAAATATGATATTGCACTAACTGTCTAGATCGTTCAATTTCTTCTGGACCAATAATAGTACGCTTTACGATTGACATAATCGTATTGAAATCGTCGCGCAACATATGGTTATATAGTTCACCGTCTAAAATTAATTCAGGATGGTGAGCAAATACAGGTTTGAGAGCTTCAAAAACGTGCGGAGCAGCAACAATTGGTTTTGCACCGCGCGACCATAATCCATACGCATTTGCTAAGCATCGCATACCATCGAGCTTAGGCTGACTATAACATTCCCCTGTCCAGCCTTGGTATTTATATGCCAGCATCGGTTTAATACTAGAGGCACGTGGAATATCAACTTCTCCAACTGATCCTCTGTAATCAATAGCGAGCAACTTTGTACATTGGGATAGGGCCTCAAATTCAGCCTGCGACTCACTGTCAGCTTGTGATTTGGCAGGAGATGCTCGCCATTCGCTGGTAGTGATTGCTCCACCAAAAACTCCTGAGTTAGAGCGCCACGACCCTTCGCCATTGGTTTCTGCCCACCAAACGCGAATGCCGCCGTTGGCATCACGTTTATAGATTTTCTCTGTTTCCATTGATCTTTTCCATAGTTTCTTTTAAAATCAAATGACGCGGAACAGGAGCCACATTAGTTCGTCTCTTATACATATCATAAGAGAAAACGTGAGTAAACTCTTGTTTTTTATTGGAAGTAGATTTGTGAGTTCTTAAATATTCTTCAAGTTGCTCGTTATATGGTTCCATAATTATTCCCCAGGTTTAACAGTTAGAACTTCGAGTGAGGCGATAGCAGTATCAAGATTATTCTTGGTATCTTCTAGCATGCTGATCCAAGTATTATACTCTTCACCTTTTTCACCTTCCTGCCAGCTTTCGCTCTTATCATCAAAATAGTCTTGCGCGTCCTGAGCAGTTTCCTCAAGAACATTCGCAATTTCTTCCATTTCTGCCTGAAGTGCCTTAATTCTACCAAAAACTTGCTTGTTAATCTGCGTCATTTATCAAATCCTTATTTAATTCCAAGATAATTATTTATTGCTTCTTCCCACGTATAATTATTCTTAATTTTATATTCCTTTATTTTATCATTATTTAATTCCAAGATAATTATTTATTGCTTCTTCCCACGTATAATTATTCTTAATTTTATATTCCTTTATTTTATCATAATTTAATTTTAATTCACGACATATTGATTTTGCAGTTCCTTTTAAAGTTCCAATATTTACAATTCCTGAACTATTTCTTCTATTATTGGCTTGCTCTTTTCTTGTACTCCATTTACAATTATCTTTACAATAATCCCCATTATTATCAATTCTATCAATAGTGAGACCTTTTACATAAGATGGATACATATCTTCAATAAATTGTTTTGGATCATTTCTCCATTCATAACACACTGAAATACCACGGCCTCCATAATTTTTATAGCCAGGGTTTTTGGGATTATTGCATCTTTGCATCATACCTGACCAGATGCCATAAAGTCTATAAACTATTAATTGATATTCCATTTTACATCTTTTTACTTTCTCCTTACTTAAGGTTACAATAGATAAATAAATTTAACAAGTAAAAAGATAAGAAAGCGGCAACGCGCGGGCGAAATATTTGTTAGTCGATTGTTTTTATAGACTGTTAGAACCACTCAGGATTGATAACCTTTACTTCTGCGAACCCAACTCGTCTGTGGTCTTTTTCTGCAAAATATGAAGTATTATACCTCTGGCATCCAGTTATATATCCATTTCTATTAAATGAAATTGCGTAACAGCCTACTCCAGCCATAACAGAGATAATCCACCAAAATCCTGGAGGCCCACCAGCTTTCCTATAAATATCACCAACAGAAGGATTCTCATCTTTTAGAACTTCTGCTGGAGCGTTTAAGACATTCAGATGTAGATTTGTTATCACATTCCTCTCCTAAAATTCAGCCTTTTTTCTATTTATAACTGCCTTGTTCGCTTCCGTGAAATTCTTGTACGCCCCAAAGAATACCTTATCCTTTCCATTGATAAAATATACTTTATATATTCCAGTTTCCTTATTATGTTCATATCTAATAACGGATGCTTGTTTATTCATTATCGTAACCCTTCAGATCTTCAATAGATTTAATAATTACTGATGGATCACAAACAAGTAATGAGGCCTTTGCTGCATTAATAGATAGTGTCATCATATAAATTGATGGAGCAAAATTAGATTGAGAATTGCCTATCTTAGCATATTCTCTCCACCTTTCTCTTTTAGCTACTACTCTTTCAATTTCATCAAGTAATTGTGATACTATCATATCGCTCAAGTGCTCCTCCTTTATTAATTTTCTTCAGCCAAGAAATAATGATCGCCTCTAGAACCTGGCTTAACAGTCATATATTTAAATCCATATTTCTCGCCGAACTTTTTCCAAGCTCTATTCGCATTATTCTGAGGAGTATCAAACATTGAGGCGCCACCAGAAAGATACATCACAGGTGTCGCTTTTGAAGCATCTAGGATTTCAGCATATTCTTTGTCAGTTAGTTTATATTCTCTCATCATTTATCTCTCCTATTCAATTGGAGGACGTGCTGAAATTTCTGCCAATTCAGCAATCTTATCAGATATAAGCTTGCGCCTATTGAATTGAGCTTGTTTAACGGCTTTGTCTCTTGACAAATGAACAATATTAGGTCCAGAAGCATTTATCAACATCCAGCCATAATCCCAGCTGCATTTATATGAACCACATTCTTCATTAACGCTTCCTTTGTCCACTTCTTTTTCTTCAATATTCCCTGTTGACGGATATGTGAGCCAAATCTTAACTTTTTTGGTTCCGCTTTTCATAGGATAACTCCAAGATATTCCTGTTCCACAACAAGAAAAGTAAGACATCATTTGTCCCACCCAACAGCTTTAGATGCTGCAACATGGTCTGTTCTGGCACGCTTTTCATTCATAACTTTTGCGTAATATTGCCCAGACTCTCCTTGAAACATTGGATCGCCTATAGGAGCAAATCTCCATTTGGATAGCAAAGTCTCATAAGAGGCATTATCAATCCACTGTTTCGCTTTTGGATCCATCTTTCGCCTCCACTATTTGTCTAGGCGTATCATCTTCAATTCTGAGCCACGCCTTACTGTCTGTGTGGAAATAGCTTCCAGATTTAAGCTTCATAAAAACATATTTACCACATTCTGGGCAGTAATTTGTAAGTCTATGGTTGACCCAGCACGCCAGAAAGCTGCGCTTGCATGGCATCTGAATCAAACGAAAGTGAACTTGTTGGTTCGTAGGTCTAGGCTTTTTCATTTTAAGCCTTAATTGAGAATTTCATACCGAAAGTAGGTTCCTCAATATCGTACTTTTTGTAATCAATACCGAGCGAATTACAAATAGCCCTCAAATGAGGTTTACCATATTCGTCATACTCACGAAGTTTTTCAACTTCTTCCTCTGTAGCACCAAGAAGCCAAAGCCATGCACTAAAGTGATTCAACGAACGACCTGCGCTCAGACCACGCTGATCGTTAGCCTTTTCCCAAGCAAATGGCATGTAGTCAATAGCGCGAGCCTTAACTAAAGCATCGTCGTTAGGCTCAATATTTTCTTTCCATTTTTCTTCCGTAGCTTCTGGCTTAAGAAACTCCTTGGCATGTTCAAAATCAAGACAGCACAGAAGATCACTGGTCTCGAAACCAAAGAAGTCATGTTCGCTGATTTTCTTGATGCGCTCAACGATTTCTTCCTGAGTCCTCACGTATTCCTCCCCTTCTTCAAATAGTCAACAAAAGCGAGTTCTTTTCCAAGACTACGCGCAACAGCATTGAGAGTAGCAAACTGTGGTCGCAGCGTAGGCCCACTAAATCAATTGCGCAACGTTCCTTCAGTTACACCTGATTCTTCATGAATCTCCTTATATGTGTGTCCAGAGTCTTTAACCAATGTTCGCAGCTTGTCGATAATTGGGTCCTTGTTTCTGAAGTTGTAGCTAAGATACAACTTGTAATTGTTGGGGCTATATTTCACAGGTTTCTTTGCCATAGCTCCTGTTCCTTCCTCGGATCGCGCTAGCGTAGCATAGGCAAGGGATAGAAAGCAAGAGGCAAGGGAAGGAAAGGGATTGCCGCGCCGACGCTTTCTTGCTATACTTAGACGGTCGAAAGAGAAAGGCTGATAAAATGAAAACGATCTATGCTTCTCTCATAACTGATGTTGCTAGACTGGATAACATTGAGTTTAAGTTTAAGAATAAGGAACCAACATACGAAGAAATCAGAGAATTTTTGCAGCCATTCTTTGAGCGCGCAATGCAAGGCAAATATGGCAGCGCCAATTTTGAGCATGTCTCAGTACTTTATGAAGGAAAACGTGCTGATATGTTTGTGGACGAAGATGGTAAAATGAAGAATTTGCCTTACAATTCTGAAGCGACTGCGATCTATCGCGCTAATTGGTTAAAGCAAAATCCAACTTTTGATCCAGATAAGCTGGACTACATTGTAGGACCAGCAGTTTTGTTTCACGAAATAGTCTGGCATTAAAGGTTGAACCATGACATACGAAATTTTATCTATGGATGGCGACTATCCAGTTCCAAATCAGCTTTATTGGAACTTAAAATTCGATCATGAAGATGATAGAATTGAGGAAATGTATATCCAACATGATCAGCTGAAGCATCATTATTCAGATAAATTCCACACAATGGTAATTAAAAGTGAAGTAGCACAAGGTGAAAGCGACGTGGTTTATTTGCTACACAATGGATGCTTGTACGATCACGATAATGCAATAGAAAAGGCTACTGAACTAGAGACTTAATGATGCATCGCATAAAAGATAAATCCAACAAATAGGATGGTGACCAATATCAAGAAGAACTTTGGATAATACATCGCTAGATGTATCACTCCGTCTGCTACATGAAGTATCACAGATAACACTGAAAATATTGCCAATAAGGCAAACATTACAATAAATAGCCCAAAAACTACTCCAACTGACATAAGTAACATTGGGACCTCCTACGTTTCATCATTTTTCACTTTCGGCATCAGGACTTGAGCGGCGTCTTGTATGCCTTGAAAGTATGCGCTTCTCAATAGCGTTTTAATCGTCATATCTTGGCGCGTTAGTCTGAACAAGAGAAACTCAACTCTTTCATCAGCCAGTTTCTCTTGTTGTTTATCGATGGAGAATGGTACTCTATAATCTAGTTTACTCATCTGTTCTCCTCATTATCAGAATCTATTCCTGTGAGAAGTAGTTCACGATTGTGCGCTGATAAATCAGGAAGCATATCCTGAATCATTCCTTCTCCGCTGCGCCACTGCAAGAACTTCAGATATTGGTCGTGCGTAAGTATCACGCAAGTCGTTGGCGCTCCTAAGAAGGCTGGTGGAGTAACGAAGATATTCCAAGTTCCAACACTGTTAGATTCAGTGCGGTAGGATGGTGACATCCCAAGATAATCTGCCGGTTTGTTCATTGCAAATGTCCTTTCATAACTTCGAGGATGGTGACAACTAGTGCGGCTATCACTATGCACATCGCATAGTCGATTGGTCCAAAAACATACACTTTATGCTTCACTTTGCCCTCCTAACAATCTATGAACTTAACATTATTACCACAATATCTACGAATAGAGTGAATACCTTTATCTCTACCACAAAATCCTGGAGATGTAAAATCACTTGGATTTTCAAAATATGGTCTTATTGTATTGTCTCCATTATAATTTGGATCAGACCATACATAGTACCTATCTTCAATTTGGATCAAGAATTTTGATCCAAATCCCCAAGTAAATTTTCCAATAGAGTCAAGATTGATTTTCATTTTACACTCCATGATTCTAAGGTTGCTGGCTATCGCACAGCCAGCAGCTTTAGTATCACATTTTGGTTCTATAGAACTCATTTAGCATATCATTTAGCTCTTTCTTCACCTTTCGCGCAGTATCGCCGCGCCATGTAGACGCATTTGAGAGAAAGTACGCTACCACAGATGACGCACTATCGTTCATATACATCTCATCAATATCATCTAGCTCCCCCATCGCGTTCAGATATGGAGTTGCAGCATAGTGGACATTTTTCCAATCCCTGCGGATTTCAGCAGCGATTTCATAAATCTTCCTTGGCATTTCTTTATCATCTCCAATAGAAATTTGCGCGAGAATCAGGCCTAAACTGTTTGTCTACCATTGCATTCCAAACGCGCTTAACGTCTTCAGGCGGGAAATGCTTGGATTCAGCTTTGATCCTATCGTATGATGCCTGTCCTCTTTGCCACACACTATGATCATCACTATATTCATAAGTGAGATCATGTTTGTTTACCAGATTGGTAAATTCCTCGAAGTCCATTCAATCCTCCTTCGGTTCGACATAAATCACAACGTAGCGCCTGCTTTCTTCAATCTCTCCTTGAGTAAAATCTAAAACCGTTGCTAATTCATCTGCATACTCTGGCAGATCATTAACTAGCTTTCGCGCATCTTCATGCGACATTGTGCCCGTTCCATACCGTTTCTCATCATATCCTCCTATTCATAATACGGACGATGCTTTGGAAAATGTTTCGGAAAGCCGTCACAAACGCGAGCAGCGTAACGACCTTGAGAAAGAACGCTACCAATTGATGGGCGTCCTTTGTTGAGCTCTTCACAAACTCTTGCGTTTAGATCAAAGCAATACGCATTGGCTTCCTCTTCATCATCGAAGCCTCTGAGATACTTGATAAATTCGATGTCAGGATCGCCTGCATCGTAATACCAACCGCCTTCCTCTGGTCCTCCATATTGTCTGTCGATCATATAGATCGCGACTGTCCACGGCCCCTTTTCGACTGTGGTATTGTCCTCTTCATTATAATCATCGAGAGGCATTGGATCTTCCGGTCCATTTCTAACAGCGATCTTAGTCATTTGCCTTTCTCCTTTTGCTTCTCATTATACTCAGCTATTTTCTTATTCAATATTGGAATTTCTTCATTATTGAAGCGCTCAGTATCGCATACTGGACAAATGTCAGACACGATAACAGGACAATCATAAGGAATAGACATGACAAGCGGCCAAGCTTGCCAGCTTCCTTCGTAAAGCACCAACTGTGCCTTAGATGTTCCAAAAGATGATCCTGCCATGCAGAATTGACAAGGTTCGCTCATCATAGCACTGGCTTCGTAACTGAGATAACGAAATAGGCATTGCGCCAGTTAAACTCGTCATCATCCATTCTTTCAACAGTGCTGCTCTGAGTAATCTCTCCGAACGATTTCAGACCGCACTTAATGGGAATACGAAAATCATTCGGGCGCGTCTTCCAAAGATGTGTCGCTCCATTACGACGAGCGATCCAGTATTTGCCTCCACGCATAGCAGCCCAAACTTCGTGCGCATCAAGCGCCGCTTCGATTTCTTTACGGTTCATCTTCCTCTCCTCAGCTATGTGTATATCCATCCGGTTCGATACCAAGCCACATTCCTTTCCACTGTATCATAAGGCAATTGATGATATATGCCTTCTGGGCAGTTCGACGGAAAGCCAAGTAGGATGGTGCAACAGTCATATCACGATCGTAAACGCGCTTAAGAGCTTTGATCTGCTCCTTTGTGGACTTAACCATTTTTCCCTCCTATAGTACCACTACTAAAACTGGTGTCGCACTCACCAGCTTTAATCGCGATGCTAGATTTGAGAAATTTCCTCTTTCTGGACATTGTCCAGCTCTTCAGTCTTATCCTCACATCGCACATCGTTCATGATATCGTTGATTGCTTCTCTGATGCGCTCCATTTTCTCCTTCATTTTGTATTTAAAGAATAGAGTAACTGATGCGCGCCCTCCTTTGTATGAGCTATCTGATTCGATGTCTAACTGAAGAGTGCAGAAATCATATTCTGTGCCATCATAAACAGTCGCCTCCATTTTGTGGCAATTGTGAATAGAAGTCATAGCAGAGATTGACATTTTAAGCCTCCGCTTCCATAATCTTAGCAGCCTTGCGCGCTGCTGGTTTCATCCATTTGTGCGCAGCCTTAAGCGCCAATTCTGCCGTCTCAGCAGATGGATAAATAGTTGCGCGCTTGTAATCGCTGGTCCAAGTAGTTCCCTTCAAGAACCAATCATACTCGTTCCGAATCAGAACGTAGAATTTTCCGCTTCCAGGCATCTCACAGTCCTTTCCCTCTGTGCGATATTGTCGCATGTTCCATTAAAGAAAGCAAGCGGCTATCTCGCGTCCAGTTTCGCAAGCATCAGCGCAACTATCACACTGATATCCAAGCCGAACGTCTTTCATCGTTAAACGGTTCGGGTGCCCACAATTCTGACACGGCTGATTTCGTGGATCGTCGTCTGTCGCCGCGCGCAAGGCGGACTTTCCACCCGGCTCAGCGAAGTCGAGATCATCATCTTCTCTATCATCGTAGTAATTATCTTCTCTATCATCGTAGTAATCGTCTGGGTCTTCATAGTCATCTTCCCAGCCAGGATAACCGCCCATTTTATCCTCCTCACTTACCTTTGCCAGCGAGAACAAAACCATATTCTGTGCAGCTCATCAAATGTTGATGCAGATGCCCGGCGCAAACAAATTTCCCACAATAAGGGCATTCAGCAGTTACGCGCCTATTTGGCGGAAAACGTTTGGCATTTTCTATGGTACAAATATAGACCATAACATTACCAATTCGTTTCTGGTCTACGAAATCTGGCGGAATAGGGCTTGTGGGCTTAAGCCCAAACAGCGGTAGAATTTCATAGGACTGCATCTGCCGCCCGTACTGATTATTAAGATTTTCACCAGGCTTATGCCCATAAACCTGAGGGCTATGTCTCTTTGCCATTTTACTTCTCCACTTGAGCCGTAATGTTCTTTTTCTTACATTTCTTCAAGAAACTTCTCAAACTCAAGATCACGCTTTTCACGATGAACAAAGTGTCCAAAATAGTCGATAATCAAATATTCTTCGTCATTACGATATTCATCGTAGGCAGGATAACCAGAAAGATGTGGTCCGCTCTCAGCGTTTCCGTCATCTTCAAAGCTTTCCTCAACATGATGATAATCATATTCCATCCAGAATAGCCAATAATGTATGTTTTCATTGAATGGGGGCTTACGTGCTTTGTAATTGGCCATCTGACCCACCTATAGCTAGGCGCTATTCTGCGCAAAGAAAGCATAGCACAACCCACGAGCTCCGGCAAGCTGAATCTTTGAACTATAGTATTTTTTATTACTTGCTCTTTACTTGCGCGCTAGTGTCGCATTGCTTAGGATAGAAGGCAAGTAAAAAAGAGCTTGCTAGGATAGGCCGGCGGGCGTATCTTGCGCGATCGACGCAAGCGAGCGCGATCGACGCAAGCGAGCGCGATCGACGCAAGCGAGCGCGAAAGGATTAACAGAGAGCGGAAATCGCGGCTATTTTTTGCGGTCCCGTCTGTTTGCCTAGCCGAAAATCTAGCGTGCTAGGCGCCCGTCTAATGCAATCCTCGCGCCTTTCGCGTTTTAAGTAAAAACCCCGAAAATCCCAGCTTATACAGGAGAAACATCACATTTCTAGCGTCTTGAAAAATGCTTTCTTTACTATCCAATAGGAGGATCATACTGTGAAACAGTATCGAACCTATGGGAGAAATGGCATCACTGTGCAAATCACTCCCGAAATGAGAGATCACATTAATGATATGAGGACGAGGCGCGTTCCCAATCACGAAATCGTCAAAAACTTGAGAATCACTCACAATGAACTCAAGAAAGTCACTAATGGGAGCTAAAATTGAAGATAGGTTTCTCAGGAACGTCAGAAGGAATGACTGACGATCAGCTTTATACTGTCAGACAATTGGTACTCAGACTTAAACCAGAAGAAATCCATCATGGGGACTGCGTGGGGGCAGATTATCAATTCCATTGTATCTGTCAGCCCGCAGGTATCAAGATTGTCATCCATCCGCCTATGAATGATTATCGCCGCGCCTTTTGTAAAGGTGATATTGTTCTTGTACCAAACCATTTCCTCGATCGTAACCACGATATTGTCAAAGCTACAGATCATTTGATAGCTGCGCCTAATTCAATGCATGAATATACGCGATCAGGTACATGGGCGACTGTGCGTTATGCCAGATATAAGAAAAAGCCTATCACTTTAGTCTTTCCAAACGGCTCATCCAAAAGAGATTAACATGACTGTCACATGGTTTAAAGGCAATAATCAAGAACTTGAATTAAGACCTGCCAGGAAATACAATCACAAAGCTAAAAAGCCATATACTCCTATCCCAAGAGACGATGAATGGTCAGATGAAGAAATAGCATTCCTCAAAGCCAACACAGAGCTTTCATCTGGTAAGCTTGCTCTCAAAATGAGTGCCCATTTCCAAGAGAAGTTCACGCGCAATAGTATCATCAGCAAAAGGAGGCGGCTAAAATGACACCAAATCCTGAGATGATACTCTCCTTCATCAACCGCCTCGACGCTAAAGGGCGCCACAATTTCTGTGCTGAAACACCTAACGTTGCTGGAGTTAATGGTGAAACACACGAACATGGAAAGTATGATTCCATACTTAGATTCATTAACAAGAATCAATTCAAACACTCGAATATCTATATTTCAATTAATGAGCCTTGTCCAATTATTGAGCAAGTGTCTGATTCTATTGATAAAGACAAATTCAGAGTTGGCAGATATGGTAAGTGCTCAAGAGACGATATCATTGCGCTTAGAGCCATAGTCATCGATATTGACTTAGACCCAGAGGTCTGCATTGATGCAGAAGAGCGCCAAAACGCTAAAGACCTCATTTATAAGTTCATCCTTCACATTCCGTCCACTTTCCGCCCTAACGTAATCGTTAGTTCTGGCGGCGGCTACCAATTATGGTACATCTTCAAAGACAAACTAGACGTCAGGCTTAATCGCTCCAAATTCTTAAGCGAGGCTGATGAAGAACACAATAGAGACTGTTTGGAAATGTGCCGAATTGTCTCTGAGTGCGCTAAGAATTTAGAAGCTCACTTGCGCAAGCTATCCGATGAATACTTTCTGGGTAGCAAAGTGTGCAAAGTTGACGCTATGTTCAATACAGATCGTATCATGCGGCTTCCTGGTACTGTCAATTATCCCAAGAAAGAGAAAATAGAATTATTCCAAGTAGAAGCATTGGCTACAGTAGCGCACGATTATGGAGACTGGTGTAATCTATTTGGATTAATCCTAGCCGTTCCAAGATATACCGAACTTAAAGAACCAGAGCCATACGTTAAGAAAGAATGGACTGGGAGGAAAAGCGACGAATGGTCTGCTAATGCAAAAGCGCGATGGTGCGCAGCATTAGTCAAGGAGCGAGGTTGGGCAGATGCACACGATGAAATCGTCAAAGGCGTCCTCTTTCCGCTCATTATGGCTACAAAAGATACAGATGAGGCGAACAGGGTTGATGAAGACGTGGCTTTGGATTGCTATTTGGAGTGCGTGTCTGGTGGCAGGCGCTTTGGCATTCCAGGCCGTAATCGTTCTGATTGGTTGTCTAAGTGGCATACAGAAATGAAGTATTACCATCCGTCGAATAATATTGGGCGATTTATTAACTTTTGCAAAACCAAATGGTTCGAGGAAACAGCAACTGATCTCATTACGCCTTGGAGTGCTGAGGGATTCAAAGCGGCTTATAGAGAACAAGTCAGAGAATATGCTTCAAATAATAGTTCAAATGCTTTAGACTTTGATTCTTATCTAGAAGGGTGATATCGTGGCACAAGGGGAAGATGGCAAATCAGACCTTGAACGACTCATAGATGCCCAAAAAAATGCTGTTCGACCTGTTACTGATGGAATCAGCGATACGAGCACCACAAGTAGCGATGAAGAGGCTCAGCGCCCAAGCGCAAGGGTTATTCCAATCTCCTCAGCACAGGGAACTGCGCCAAAGCCTAAGGGAAATTTTCCACAACGCATCAAAGACTTCGTGGAACAAGTGCGTAGCAATACAGACTTCAAAGCCTTCACGCCTGAATATGTCGATTTAGGTGTTGAACTCTATTTGTTACTGGAAGGCTCTCTCCAAGAAAAACTTGCTGCCAATAGCATTATTGAAGACTTAAAGATAGCATTCAAAAAGAGCAATAAAGACTATGTCAGATGGGAGAAGATCATTGAGGCCCTACTTAAAGATTCAAAGTCTAAGGTCAAAGAAAAAGAGCTTGAGCGCAACAAGGTCTGGGAATACGAAACGAGAGACGGTCGTCCAGTAAAAGATAGCTGGGTTAATGCGCTTCAAGCCATCAGCAAGCTCGATTACCACATTCATTACGACGAGTGGTATGAGCAACTCTATGTCAACAATGTATATTATCCAGACGAAAAAGACCTTGCCAAAGCCCTACGTTTCGAGATCAGTAACGTCTGTAAGTATGAACCAGAGATACCGGCTCTTGAGGGCGCAATCGGCTTTCTTGCCAAAAAGAACTTGTTCAACAGTAGGATAGATTTTCTTGAATCCATCCCCAACCCAGGCCCGGACTATGATTTTGTAAGCATGTTGGTTAAGATATTAGGTTGTGAAGATACAGCCTATAATCGCGAAGTCGCTCGAATGCTACCAGTAGGAGTTGTTCAGCGCAGCTTCTACCCAGGTTGTATATTGCAGCGCATGATCACTCTACAGGGCACTCAGGGGACGCGAAAGAGTACATTCACAAAGATACTCGCTGGCAATAAGGGTTTTGGATTAGAGAAGTATTTCACCGACGCTAACATATACTTGATGAAGAACGAAGTAACGCGAGCAGCTGCCATTCGCGGCGTGGCTGTTCAAGAATATGCAGAACTCACCGGCAAGACGGAGAAAGACGTTGAACATTTTAAAGCTGATATCACGCGAACTACGGATTTTCATAGACCATTGTGGCGAGGTCATTCTGTTGTTGCGCCAAGGAAATATGATTCGATCGGCACAACCAATAAAGAAGAATACAACTATGACACGGAGAATAGGCGGGATTATGGTATTAAGTGCGGGCTCATCAATAATGAGTTGTTTATTTCTGAGTTTGATAACATTTTTGGCCGCGTTGTTGCTTTGGTTAAGGCAGGGATGACTGGTGCGCCCAGCCAAGATGTAATTGAAGTCGCCTCGCGTATGCAAGAATCACGCGTTGTTATGAGCGATATAAGTGTTCCATTAAATGTAATGATAGCATTGTCTGAGATAAGGGAAGATATCAGAAGATATTACGGTATGGATAAAGTTGTAAAAGGAGATCAGGTTGAATATAGGATATTGAATAGTTATGTTCTCCAATATGTTGCGAAATATGCTAACTGGCATAAGTTAAACAAGCTTGATATCCGTAATGCTACTATCACTAAAGTTATGTCGCATACTAAAGTCACTATTGGAGAAACAGACTGGAAATGGATCAAATCAGATACAGTTATGAAGGTACACGGAATAGCTGGTAGAGGCTATAGATTAACGATTGCTGGTGAAGATAACATAAAGGCCATTAACGAGCTTGTTGTGAATATATTAAACGCTGACAATTTCTTTAAAGCTGGTATAGATGATCCTCGCATTCGTATGGTTGGGAAGGAATAATTATGCTCAAAGAAGCGCTGGAAGAATTGTGGAATAATGGTTGTTGTCGGTGCCCAAATAATAAGACTCAATGGCTCTTTAATTATGGTTATGCAGTTATGAAGTATGGAAAACAGACGATTTGCTATAGATTAGGTGAGAGAGTTGGTGATGAAGGGAGTGTGAGAGGCGGACCAGGAAGGAAAGGGTTAGGTATAGGCCGCAACTGAGTGTAACCGGCTGATCCAGAAAAATGCAAATTATGCGGGAAGGTAACAAAAATCGCGTTACCGCTAAGTGCTTGTTTTATATATGCAATCGACAGGTTTGCGCCGGTAACAAAAAAGTTTTGCTATCCTCCCCCCCTGTTCAGCGGTGCATATATGTAAATACGCTCTGCAGACGTTTATATTTCTATACTGTTACAATGTTACAATGTTTAAAACATAAGGATTACAGAGACTTACTAATAACATTCGCGGTAACTTTTTCATGCAGGTAACTTTTTATCAGAACATTTCGAGAACAAATCATTAACAAAAGATGCTCACTTTATCAATCTCATCCACCACTGGGCGCATCTATTCAGGATGGTGAATGGACCGCCGACCACCACCTAACCACTACATGACGTGGGTGATGGGCCACAGTTCGCAGTTCGCAATCCGTCATCCATGGGAGAACAAAACGCGAACATAGCCTATTGAGGATGGTGAATGGGCGGTGGCCCATCAACTTTGAGGCGCATCTATTGTCACTCACACGTTGAGGATGGTGAACCGGCCCCGTCCACCCACGGTCATCCATAGTCTATATATCAGGATGGTGGTAGGATGGTGAACCAACCGTGAGTGATGATGGGTGAACGCTGATTTCCAGGCCGATCCATTATCACCCACAAGCGTTGGTCTACAGTCGAGTGACTGTGGTATGTAATTGGTGGTGAGTGAGTGATGAGTGATGGGCCTTGATTGATGATTGGTGGGTGAGTGGCTATGAGTGGTGGGCCGTGGACTGCGGTGGAGCGTCGTGGGCTCATCCACAGCCACCCATGATCACTCACGTTGACCGGTGGTGGGCCACGATCGACGTCCACGCCCATCCACCACTCATCCACAGTGGGCTGATGTGGAATGCTGCGGTGCAACATGAATTTGTGCGGTGCACAATGAAATGCTGCGGTGCAACATATTGTGTTGAAAATGTGTTTAAAATGTGTTGGCATGAAAAAGACACATTTGCCTTAATTTAAACACAATTGTGATTTCCAGAATGCCACACCTCATGCAACTTGTGGTTGTGGTAGTGATGATCCACACGCGAAGTTTTCAAACGACGTGGCGTGATTGTGGAATATGCAAGAGCCATGCCGCGATACAACCTATCAGTTGCAACTTGTGATGCACTCGCGTGCGACAAAACGCCTTTTTTGGGGAAATTGTTTCTAGGTAGGAAAGGACTGGAAAGAGGCGGACCCAACTGTACGGGCTTCTAATTCGATTTAAACGCCTATCCCAGGAATAGCTAGGCGCGGCAATGCGCGGATAATGCCGAGGGCGCGTGGACCCAGCCGCGCAAAAATTACCTAGCAATAACAACGGGTTACGCGAACCTTTCAGAAATCGCGACTACGAGGGAATTTGGTCGAGCGAAATTCGCTAACGATTACAAAGGGTTAGAAATAGGGCTTTCTTTCCTGCCCTAGCGTGCTAGATTTGCCTTGTCGCCGCGACGACGCGCCCAGAGAGGGGCGCCGAGCCACGGGACGACAAGGGCATTGCGTCCCTGCTATCTCTCATCGTTAGCCGCGAACCGGACCGCGCAAGGCGCGCGGCCGCAATTCGCAAATCCCTGGAAAGGATTAATAAAATGTCTAAGACCTCTTCAAACTTCGCGACCCACGCCGCTTCGGTTGAACTTAACCAGCAAGTTGCGGACCAGATCGCCGCTTTCGCCGCTAAACAAGCGGAAACAGAAGCGGCGCTGGCTAAGGCAAACGAGGCGATTGCCGCCCTTTCCGCTAAGAAAGAGACGGCCAAGAAGGCAGAAGCCCAGGATTATACGGGCTTTTCTAAGGGCGCGGCCGAACTCATTAAGGCTTGCTGCCAACGGACCAGGAACGATCGGGCGCGTCTTACGGCGCTTGTTTTCGACGCAAAGCGGATTAGCATCCCAGACATTTGCGCGAAAATTAAATTCGTTTCGGACCGCCACGGAAATCTTACGGATCAGGTCTTTAATCGGTCCGATGTTATGCGCGTTATGCGTCGCGTCCAGGCGGATTTGTTGCAATCCGCCCAGATGTATAATCTGTATATCGACGCGGTGGTTGTGGATAAGGTCGAACATTTGCAGTTGTTCGACCGTTCTATGAAGGCTATCGAGGCGCCAGCGACGGAAACGCCTAACGATACGCCCGCTAGCGAGCCGGAAACGCCGGCCAGTGAGCCGGAAACGCCGGCCAGCGAGCCGGAAAGCAAGGCTAGCTAAGTATAGCCAAAGGCTAGGGGCGCAAGCCCCTAGCCACTACTCTTACGGGAAAGGTTAGGCTATGGCTCTGTATGGTCTTTACGTTCTAGTCCTTGGCACGTATAGGTTGCATGACGCCTATCGTACACTTGAGGACGCGCGGCGCGCGAAAGCGGCGCTGGAATACATGCAAGGCGCGCAAACCAAAATTATGCGCGTGTGAGTTGCAAGGGCCGTGGAGGCAACTCCACGGCTTTTATTTGTGCTTTGATGGATGTTAGTCTATAGATTTAGTGCGGTGTTGGTCCACCCATGCCACAACATGAAAGGCACAGTGTTGCTGGAATGTCGCAGTTGCATGAAAGGCACAGTGTTGCTGGAATGCAACATACGGCTGAATACTGTAAAATCACCCACCCAGTCCGTGACCGCCTAACAAATTCGCTCACAAATTTTCACTTTAATCCACACGCTTTCCTTCATAAACCCTGAACGCTGCTCTAGCCATAGCAATCCATTGTTTAGCATTCTCACGCTCTCGACTATTTTCAGGATACTTAATCCAACGTCTAGCAATATCATGCCTAACTATAGGATGAGAATCGCGCAACTGTAAATAATCTTTCAAATCAATTTCACCAATTTCTATCGCTGCCTTCTCTATCAGTTCTTCATTCATCAGCCTCTCCTATCCAATCAATCCATAAGTCTTAATGGTGCCATCAACATTGTGAACTATAAACTGTTTATCAGCAATCACAAATCTCTTTTCTGCCAGTTCGCCACTTACACTCAGCGTTATTATATCACCAACATTATATGCCATATCGCTATTCATATAGATAAAACCATCATCAAGCGCTGGGATATAATCAATAGTATTATTGAATGCATCGACATCTGTCAGTCTATAATCATTATCGACTTCATAGAGTTCAAGTGATCCGTCATAAGAGTCCCAGCCAATACGATCGAATGGAATATCTCCTAGTTCTTCTTCCACTTCATTCTTAATGAATGTACTATCAAATAGTCTCTCAGCTAAATCAGATCGTTTATGATATAACTGGCTCATTTCCGGTAGCGCTGAACCTGTTATCCCTTTCAATTCGGATTTGGTCCGTAAGGTCACGATTGATGCCTTCCAATGAAGCAATAGTTTTTTTAAGCTCAGCAATGTAAATCCCCTTGAGATCGTCGCCTGCCATCTGGAATAAGGATTTTCTGACTTCTTCAATTGGATAACGTGTGCTCAACGCATAGCGATCAATTATCCACTTCTCGCCTTTGAGCATTCCTTCAACAATATCATCAACGAGGCGCCAGATATAGCCTTGAATATTGGCATCTGTATCGTTGAGCAGAAAATTCTCAAAGCTGTCTTGGATATTGCGATAAAGCCTATCAGTTATTTCTTTAATAAGTGGATTAAAGTCTGTTTCAGCTGATCCTTTCAGCATATGCTCTGTGAAGCGCCTAGCGGCGAAGTATGTCGGGCCCAAAATGGACATTTCCTTGGCTTTGGTCAGGTCGCTTGGTAAAATCGGGCTTTCCAAAGGTTTTCTTCCACTTTCGTCGCTCATGTCTGTTCCTTTTGTCAAGTTTTGCTACCCACTTTTCTCCAGTATATTCCGTGATATACTGTCTACCATTAACCTTAATGACTGCTCCTGATGTGTAATGCACACCTGGAAGAAGTTCAATTTCAAACTGATCAGGGTTCATCATCTACCTCCAAGACCTGCCCAATAGGTATCTGTGAACAATAAACGCTTTAGATGTTGGATTTCATATGTCATAAAACCTCTCTCATCTGTTTTTCCGCCTTGAAGAATATCATAAATTGCTTTTCCATTAACGCAACCGCTAGATGGATCAGAAGCGTAATCTCGCAGTGGAATTCTATCGCCTCTAATCAACAAAAGCTGGATAAAACCTGTTCCATTATCAAGACTGGCTAACAGGGCGCTTCTATTGCCGAACTTGGCTCCCATATGATGCCAACGACGCTGAACAGGTCGTACTTTCCACTCTATTCCTTTAGACTTCATATACAAATGTTTCAACTCTAGGCTGATAGTCTGTCTATGAACTGTAATCTTACAGTCTGGTGCTCCTTCGCTAGAGCCATATCTCCCTGGTTCGATCCATTCTAGACGTAGACCATTTGGTTTATCTGGAGATAACTCATCAGATAACCAATGTCTGAGGTCTAGTTCCTCTTTTATACTTTGAATTCTCATTCTTTTACCCAAGGTATAAGAGAAATTTCTGGATAAATCTGCACGCTGCCTGGTTCAAATTCTGATTCGACGCAATAACCGCGCGGAGTCCAGCCAGTAGTATAAAATCCAACTACTTTTCCATGCCAAGATGATCCAGTTCTTTTCTTGACGTACTGTCCACGACCGAAAATCCACTCTTTATCTGGTCTATCTATCATCATTCTTGCCGCTCCCTGATATAGAGCATATTTTCATCGTCATCTATATAATTATGCACTGGTCTAATATGCGTATTCTGATTTACTGACATTTTGCAATTATTGCAGTATGGAATTCCAGATAAAGTCCCTATTCATGCTCCACAACGAGTACAACCTTTTGGATCATATCTTTTTACTTGGTTATGTTTAGCCTTCTTCATAATTTTTGGCCTTCCTTATCGCGTCTAGAGCCGCGTCGATTGGGTCGATCAGTTCGTGGCCTTCGGCATCCAATTTGCCTCGGATGTTTTGGCCGTCCCAGATGCTCTTCCGGTACTCCGCGACAATCCCCTCCGCCACATCAAGAGCGGCGCGGAGACGGGAGATCGTGGTGTCACGCTCGCCCAATATCTTGTCTGCGTGATGATTGTAGACAGCAGCGCCGTCCTTGCCGTTGGGCCAGAAATGGCGCGGCGCACATTCCTTGTGAAGCGGAGCACCGCAGTCTAGGCACACGATGTCGGCTTGGAAGTCGATCGGCTTCCGGCACTCAGCACATGTCCGCTGGGCGAGCGAGCGATACGCTTTGAGCATCGCTTCCGCAATATCCCAGTCACGCTGTGCTAGATTCCCTGATGGCGGCACGACCCAGTCGACTTTAAGCAAAGCCGCTTCCAGCACCGCTCGCGTGTCGCGCCAGTCTCCATTGAGGGCCATCAGTCGTACCCCCATGATCGAGCGATCCGTTTGAATCGGTCATAGCCAGCGTGGCGCGGGTCGTTTGGATTCTTCGGGTCTCCCGGTTGCCCGGACAGTTCCGAAAGCGGCGTGCCGAGCTTATCGCCCGGATCGCGACCGGACCCAATCATCACGTCGTCCTCTTGCGGCTCGTAGTCTTCTTCGCCGACCGAGAGATCACAGGCGTCACAGAAATAGCCGCCGGCCATGATGCCAACGGAAAAGTATGCCGGTTCATAGGTCTCGCTAATATCAGCGTTGCATTTCGGGCAGCGCATCTTCCATCACTCCTTGCGGTTGCGGATGGCGGCGGAGCAGAGTTCCCACGTTGGGAAAAACTCGACCTCTGGAAGGCAGTGAAACACGTTCTCTCGATGCCCGACTACGATGACGCGCTTGCCGAGCGCGAGCGCCATGCCGTGTTTAACATGCCTGCCACCGCGCGTCTTGGTCTCACGTGGAATTTCGCTGAAAGAGATAACCCAGTCGGCCGCCAACAGATCAGCGCGATCCTCTTGCGCATAACGGATGCGCTCTGCCTCGTGCGCCTCGGTCGAGCCTTCTTTCGTAAGTTCATGACCGCCGTTAATCCACCGCGACGTTACGGTATGGCCCATCGTCTCTAGTTCAGCGCGATAGTCTTGCATCTCCTTAAAACGCGAATAGCGCGATGCAAGATAGATTTTCGCCGATCCCCTCTCCCTCTCGACTGCCTCAGCGACAGAGAGGGATTCAGCGAGTGGGGCACCAAGAATAAACTCAATTGCTCGGCGCATTGAACCGAGAGTCGGAGGGTGCATGACGTAGGTGTTGCCGTCGCCAGCACCTACAGGCGTGCCACACGAGGCAATCGCCAGCGCTCGACTAATAACTGCGTCGCTCAGCTTCACTTCGCTCATGGTCACCCCCAAATAATTCGTTATATGTCACAGTTACGATGCCGATTGGACAACGAACTTTGATCTTTTGTTGTGTCCCAGCATAGGCAGAGCTTACATCGCTGATAAGCTCTACCTGAACCCCCTCGAATTTGCCACTTTTAATCTTTAAAGCCGTCTTTGATGGGTGAATTGTGTATTTTTGGGCATAAAAGCCTCTTGTGATATCTGCTTTTACCTTGTTTATCTCTGAGTTGCGCACTGGAATTGGTCCATTTTCGTCTGATATAAAGTAGAGGAATTTTGAGTTTTTGTGCACTAATTCAAACAAAAAGCCGAGATTTGAGATCTTTTTAATGAATAAGTAGTTCTTCCAGAACCTTTCATGTCCTTCAAATTCGTCCGCATATGGGTAAAAGATGGCTATATTGTGTCTTTCAAGGTCTTTCTTGGTTTTGTCTATCCCATTTCCTATAAATGTTGAACATATCCAAACTGGTTCTAGGCGCATCAATTGAGGTTGTGTAATCTGAAATAGGTCTAACATTTCTCATTTCCCAGCCTTATCTAGAAACTGAAATTGTTGTTTCACATCCAAAATCGAAATACATGGCAGTTCTGCTTTTATAATAAACTGCCGCATCCACACATTGTTTCTGAGTCTGGTAAATTGCTTCATCGACCTTAACCCAATAGCAACCTAATGAGTTGCACATGAGTCCAATCATGAAGAAATATGGCATTTTACTTTGCCCTATTTGCTGTTTCGATTGCTGATAATGCCATGTCTATGTTTGTGACTACAACGTTGGCATCTTCAGAAACGCTCTTTAAAGAAAATGTCAGACTTTGAATTAAAATTTTAGCAGCTTTCAGAGCATCTTCTGCTCTTGATAATGCTGTGTTTTGATAAATGATTTTGGATCTTAATTGCTTTTTCTTGGCATTTGCCAAGTCTAAAGCCACGACCGCATTTCCGTATGCTTCCATAATTGGCCTCCCTTTGCCTTTACCGCATTATAGCGCGAGCGGAAACGGAAAGAAAGGAAAATAAATTTTTCTAGGCCCTTTACTTTTGCCGCAGAGTATGCTAAGGGATAGTCTCGTGTTGAAATTTTAGTGCTTTCTTTAAATTGGCGGTCCAATTCTGTGGGCATCTGAAAGCCAGTCGCAGATAATTGACCGACTATGTTCCATTTGCTCTCTTATGTGAGAGTGCTGCCGCTTACATGAACATTATCATCCAACTTTTAGCTGTGGTGAATCAGTTTGTCTTGCAAGTCTATTGCTGAATTCGATGCTTTGTTGGCCACAATTGAGGATGTGGTAGAATTCAATCGCGTTGAATTAGAGAAGAAGGCTTTTATCAAAGCCCAGCAAGAGCGACAGGCTGAACTTGATCGCATAGAGGCTGAAAGACAATATAAGCTTGCTCAAGAGCATCAAAAGAAAATTGAGAAGTATAAAGACGAAGTTGAATTTAGCCAAGACCTGGCAGACGAAATCTGTGAACGTGTTGCTGGTGGCGAATTAGCCATCAATATTTGCAAAGACCCACATATGCCGCGCCTAAAGACATTGCGCGCGTGGCTTCGCAATAAAAATTTATTAGATTTTCAACTTCAAATGAAGGAAGCTGAGCAGGATAGGCTCGCGATCTTTGAAGAAGAAATCATAGCAATTGCCGATGATGGTTCTAACGACACATATGAGAAAGAGGGTCGTAACGGAACCATAACAGTCGTTGATAATGAAGTTATTTCACGCAGCAAACTGCGTGTTGAGATGCGTTTAAAGCATCTCAGGGCGGGGCATCCCCAGAAATGGAACGATAGTTCGACTCAAGTCGTTGTCAACAACGGAGCCGTTGATAGCTCCAAGCTGTCTGATGGTGAGCTGAACGCGGAAATTGAAGCCATCCGTAAGAAAAAGGCTATGGCTTCTGGTAAGTCCAATTTATCTGTTGTCAAGTGAACTATTCTACACGTTTCGGCAAGGCAGATGAGGAAAGATTATTAGCTCTTGAGAAGGAGCAATGGTATCGCCAGTGCCGAACAGATATGGTTTCATGGTGTTGTGAGGCATTAGAAGTCAATAATCAGGCTCCTGCCAGACACCACAGACTTTTGATTTCATATCTTGAAAGAGTAAATAGTGGAGAAATTGACCGTTTAGCAGTCTTTATGCCTCCAGGTTCTGCTAAGTCCAAGTATTGCAGTGAACTTTTTGCTCCTTATTGGTTTGTTTCGCATCAACAAGGCGCAGTTATCGCTGCCTCACATACAGCAGAACTCGCTGAACGTTTCGGTCGTCGTGTCAGAAATCTTGTCGAACAGCATTCTGAAGTATTAGGTTATGGTTTAGACCCTTCAAATAGAAGCGCCAGTCGATGGGAAACGATACACGGCGGTGAATATTTCAGTGCAGGTGTTGGTGGTGCAATCACTGGTCGTCGTGCTGATTTGGCGATCATCGACGATCCAGTTAAGTCCCGCGAAGCTGCTGAAAGCGAGACTGAACGAGAAAAAACATGGGAATGGTATAAGTCAGACTTATACACCCGTCTTAAGCCTGGTGCGGCAATAATTCTGATACAAACGCGCTGGCATTTGATGGATTTAGGTGGCCACATTCTTGAAGAAATGAAGAATGGCGGCGATCAATGGACAGTTTTAAACCTTCCAGGATTATCTATATATCCAGACGATCCGCTGGGAAGGAAAATTGGGGAAGCTCTTTGGCCAGAGTGGGAAGATAAAGAGGCCCTAGAGCGTAAGCGCCAGACTTTAGGCATTCGTGATTTTAGTGCTCTTTATCAAGGTGATCCGCAGCCTCCAGGCGGCTCTTTCTTTGATGTTGAGAACATATTGTATAATGGGGCGCCTGTTGAGCCTCAAATGTTTTGTGATACAGTATTTGCTACTATTGATACTGCCGTTAAGACTGGTAGTAAACACGATGCCACTGCCGTTATCTATTGGCAGTTTAATAAGCGCATTGGCCACCCATTAATTATGTTGGATTATGATCTAATCCAAATCGAAGGCGCTCTGTTAGAGACTTGGATTCCAAACGTGTTTCGCCGTTTAGCTGAATTTGCTGAACAATATAAGGCAAGGTTTGGTCCATCAGGAGCTCACATTGAAGACAAGGCGAGTGGTAGTATTCTACTCCAACAGTGTGCAAGACGTGATTTACCTGCCAGAGCAATTGACTCCGCACTAACAGCAGTTGGAAAAGATGAAAGAGCTATTTCTGTTTCTGGATATGTGAAACAGAATAAGGTCAAAATTTCTAATGATGCTTATAACAAAACACTCACATTTAAAGGCAGGCACGCAAATCATCTATTAACACAAGTGCTTGAATTCGTCATAGGCGTTAAAGATCAACCTGACGACCTTTTTGATTGTTTCTGTTACGGCATCGCGCTAGCTTTGGGAGATAGCGGTGGATTCTAAAGATGAAATCGACATTCTGCGAAAGCAGGTTTCTGATCTTTTGGATAGGATCAAGGTTTTAGAGGCGCGACAGCCTCACATTGTTTATGTTCCAAATCCTTATCCTATCTATCCACTATATCCTTATTATCAGCATCCTTACGTTCCATACAATCCTTATTACCCAGCGACTTGTCAGACCAATTATGTTGGAGACAATGTTGTTGGTGATAATGCTGTGGGATTTGCGAATATGATTGATCTTGCAGCGGTTGGTGGTAGAACTCAATAACTGGGAGAGCAAAATGTCATATTCGTTCGTTGCGAAGGCTAAGACCAAAGATGAAGTAATGGTTGCCGTTAAGGCTGAGTTTGACAAGGTTCTTGAGGCGCAGCCGACGCACTTTATTGATAGAGAAGCTGCTGAGAATGCCGTTAAGGCTTTCATTTCTATCATCAAAGACCCTGATGAAAACGAAGTCGTTGCCGTTAGCGTTTCTGGCTCTGTGCAGTGGCGGGAAATGAATCCTACTGAAGCGAAAGATTTTATAGGTGCTGGAGTCAGCATTAACACATATGTTGGAGTTAATGCCTGATGGGGACTTCCCCAACTAGCAGCTTTTTAGATGCAGGAACGGCTTTAGGCGAAACCCTTCAGCAATTGCTGATGTGTGACGAGATCGTTCCTGGTTCTGAGCCTAGTTATCAGCTTTGTAAAACCATCTATATGTATCATCCTCTCGGCGCGAAAATGGCTGAGAGCCCAATTTCTATGGCACAATCACAGCCACGAATGCTTAGCGTCCACAGTCCTTGTGGTTTAAAACTCGTTAAGCAGTTTGAAAATGAGTGGAAAAAACTTGAATGCGACCGCATAATTTTCAATACTATGCGGCTTTCGCGTATCTATGGAATAGCATCAGTTGCGTTATTGATTGGGAATCATGCAACTAATGTTCCAATCAACTATTCTGAACTCTGGAAGAAAACAATAGGTTTTAACGTTTTTGATCCATTGAATACTGCTGGTTCATTAGTCATGAACCTTCGTCCAAATGATATGGATTTCCTGAAAGCAGATGATGGAGTAAGCGTTCAGGGCAAAAATTATCACCCGACGCGAACTTGCATCGTTATGAATGAAGACCCAATTTATATTGGGTATACTACTGCTTCATTTGGATATACAGGCCGTTCAGTTTATCAGCGCGCTTTATTCCCTCTCAAATCTTTTATCAATTCTACCGTCACAGATGATATGGTTACGCGTAAGGCTGGTGTCCTTATCGCGAAACTCAAAGCCCCAGGCTCTATCATCGACAATGTGATGCAGACTATTGCTGGTTTCAAACGCACTATACTTCAGCAAGCGCAGAACAACAATGTCGTCAGTATTGGAACTGAAGAGGAAGTTGAATCTCTTAATCTTCAGAATGTATCTCCGGCTTTTGGTGATGCACGGAGGAATATTCTGGAGAATATTGCTGTCAGTGCGGATATGCCAGCGAAACTTCTCAATTCAGAAACATTCGCTGAAGGATTTGGCGAAGGTACTGAAGACGCTAAGAATGTAGCGCGCTATATTGATCGCATACGTATTCAGATGGAGCCGATCTACGCATTTTTTGATAAAATTACTATGTATAGAGCTTGGAACCCTGAGTTCTATAAGGCGCTTCGTACTGAATATCCTAAAGAATATGGCAAAATCACTTACGAACAAGCCTTTTATTCTTGGTGCGAAACGTTTGAGCGCAAGTGGCCGAACCTCTTAACAGAACCTGATTCTGATAAGATCAAGATTGAAGATGTTCGGCTCAAAGCCGTTCTTGCGTTGCTTGAAGTTCTCTTGCCATCTGTCGATAGCGAAAGCCGCGTCAGAGCTATCCTTTGGGCAATTGAGAACTTTAATGGGAACAAGATGCTGTTCTCTCATCCGCTTGTCCTTATTGAATCTGATCTCAAGAAATTTGAGGAAGAACAAGAGGAAGCGATGAAAGCTAATGCGGCGCCACAAGATCAAAAGCCGCTTAAGCCTTCTCATCCAAAGAGACCGTTTGCTGACTCTGATGTTCCGCAGATTGCCAGGTTAGCCTACGATAGGGCGGTTGAGAATTTATCCACACTTACGACTGAAGTAAGAAAATCAGGCGTTGAAGAAGCCAGGAAGGTTAAGGCAAATGATGGACTCTTCTAAATTAGATGCAGCCATTAACAGAGCTGATTCTCTGGAAAAACGCATTGATGCTTTATGCTGCGCGAACAAGGCGCGCATGGATGGTACGCTTGGTCTGACAATTCCTTTTACTGCGTCCAAACATGAACGTGGTTATCACGGCGTTTTTGTCAAGACCAAAAAGGGAAAGAAAGAGTCTTGATAAAAGCTGCTGGGGTAATTTTCCTCACTGTTGATAAAAAGGCTTTGTTCCTTCAGCGAAGTGACGAAGGCGATTGCCCTGGTTTATGGGCATTCCCTTGTGGAAAGATTGAAGGCGATGAGACGCCACAAGAAGCTGCTGAGCGTGAATGTATTGAGGAAATTGGACAGTTTCCAAAAGGCAATCTTACTCAGCACGCTAGACAAATTACTATTGATGTCGATTATACCACATATCTTATGGTTATCGGCAAAGAGTTTGAACCAGTTTTAAATGGGGAGCATACTGCATTTACCTGGGCTCCAATTGGCTCACATCCAGAGCCGATGCACCCTGGGGCGGAAATAGCGCTTCAGAAATTCAACCTGGACGAGCTAGGAATAGCTCGATTTATGACTGATGGCAGACTATCTTCGCCCCAGTGGTACGAAAACATTGCTCTTTTTGACATAAGGATCACAGGAACAGGAATTGCATATCGTCGAAAACTTGACGAATTTACATTCCGTGATCCGAATGTTTATCTTAACCAAGAATTTTTAGATCGCTGCAATGGTTTGCCAGTTATACTTGAGCATCCTAAAACTTCCACTCTTAACACTAAGGAATTTACCAATCGTGTAGTGGGGACTACTTTTGTCCCATATATAAAAGGCGATGAAGTATGGGCCATAGTTAAAATATTTGATATCCCTACTGCAAAAATAATGGAAGCAAATCAGTTATCCACTTCGCCAGCAGTAGTGTTTAGAGACCAAGACGTAAATACCAAACTTTCTATGGAAGATGGAACTACTCTATTAATTGAAGGCAAACCTAGTCTTTTAGACCACATTGCTATTTGTTCACTAGGAGTGTGGGATAAAGGAGGCGATCCTACTGGAATAAATAACGGAGATACTCAAATGCCGACTGAAAAAGAAGTCAAGGAAGAAGTCAAGAGCGATGCTGAAGACCGCAAGCGCGCTGACGCAGAAGCTGGGCAGAAGCTTGATAAGATTTTAGCTCATCTTGATTCAGTTGAAAAGCGCATGGATGCTTTTGAAAAAGAAAAGGCTGACAGCGCAGCCAAAGCTGATAACGTCTCTAAGATCGCTGATGCCGAAAAAGAAAAGGCTGATGCTGAAGAGAAGGCCAAGAAGGACGCTGAAGAAAAAGAAAAGGTTGATGCTGAAGAGAAAGAAAAGGAAATGAAGGCCAAGAAGGACGCTGAGGAGAACTATAAGCGCGCTTCTCGTGAAGACGCTGTTCGCAAAGATGAAGAAGATACGCGCAAGCGTATTGCTGATCTTGAGCGTCGTATGCCTCGCCAGTTAGCTGATGCTGATTATAAGGCTATGGCTGATGTTCAGGCAAAGGCTGATTCGGTCTATAATTTCTTTGGCAAGTCAGCTCCGCGCTTCCTTAATGGAGAAACTCCTGACGCATATCGTCGTCGTTTGGCAGCCGAACTCCAGCCTTATTCTAAGGTCTGGAAGGGCGTTGATCTTTATAAGATCGACCAGGAAGCTGCTTTCGCGCCGATTGAGCAGCAGATTTATGCTGATGCTGAAGAAGCCGGTCTGCATCCGAGCGATTTGGATGAAGATACGCTCCGTGAAATCGTCACTAGGGACGGCATCACAGGTCGAAATACGATTACCTTTGCTGGTCAGCCAAAGACTTGGATGAGAAACTTCTCTCATCAGAGGCAGTCGGCGCGCTTTGTCCCTGTCAACCGTAACCGTTAATTCAGAGGGTAGCCTGGGTTACCATCTTAAACGAGGATTTTAAACATGGCATCGTCCCTTTCTTTTAACCCAGTTGCTACGTCGAATGCGGCTGGTACTTTTGGTGTGTCGTGGCAGGGTCTTATTCAGGGTACTGAATATAACGATCCGGCGGATCGTTTTGACCTCAGAGGCGGCATTCTTGCCTCGACTGAAACTCTGCCTATGTGGGGTGGCGTCGCTATCTCTGAAAATATTCCGGCATATTCACTTCCTTATGTTGGCCAGAGTCCTTTGAACCCTAGCCAAAATTTTGGAACTAGCATTATTCGTGCTACCAACAATACTGCAAATGCTTCTGGCAGTATTACTGGATTTAGCGTGTTCACGCAGAACTATGCTAATATTTCCAGCGCTCAGAGCCCAGTCCCTGTGTCTCTGTCTGGTATGTTGGTTAACTACTACCAGCTTGGTAGCACGGCTCGTATTGCTGTTCCTATGGCTCCTGCACTTGTCAGTCTTGTTGGCGCACAGATTGTTTCTCAGGTCAGCTGGGATTATGTCGGCCAACAGCTTATTCCGTATGTCGCGACGTATGCTAGCGCGAGCGTGCAAAGCGCGACCTATACCACAGCAACTGGTATTCTTGCTTTAACCTTCGCTACTGCTCCGTTGGGCGCTGGTATTGGTTCGAGCGCCAATGGTGCTTATCTCTCCATTAGTGGTATTACGACTTCTGCTGGTAATGCTGCGAACGTCAATGGTAACTTTGCTATTGTCAGCACGGCTTCTGCTGGTACTGTTATTAACCTTCAAGCTGTTGCTGGTCTTGGCACTATTACCATAAATGGTGGTACTGGCACCCTCGCGGCTGGCGGTGGCGCTCTTAACGTCAGAATTCTTGATCTTGAAGTCGGCACTTCTATGAATGTTGTCTACAATACTTCCACCGGTTTCGCTACCTGGAACCGTAGTGGTTCTTGTGCGATTATCCTGATTTAATCAGGGCCATTAAGTTAGGAGATTTGAAAAATGGCAAATATTAGTCCGGCCCAGACGATTGTTCATCCGTCTTTTATCGAGCCAGGTATTCTACTCCCTTATGCTCAGGCATCGGGAGCTTTTGATGCTATTGCTGATGGACAGCCGTTGCCTCGTTTAGGTGATGGTGATCTTTACGTTTATATGAAGCGTATAGACGTTCGCACCAAGATTACTGTTGGCCAGTCAGCCTACAACTCTCTGCCTTCGATTTCAACAGCGTTGTCGCTGATTTCTACTCCCAGTTACTTGATGCGTGTTCGTGCTGAATATGATCATCACGATGTGAGCGCAATGGGTAAATGGGGAGTTAATCTTCCTGAAGCCCAGCGTCTTGGCATGAGGCAAGCCCATTATCAGATGGCTCGTATTGGCCTTCTGTACGGGTTCAATCCTGCTAACGGCGAAGGGCTGCTCAATACTAACGGTGCTACTGCCGTCAGTCTGCCTGCTGACAATAATGGTAATACCACTGTTGTCACTTATGATGCTGGCCAGATGGCTTTCTTCATCTTGAGCCAAATTCAGGCGCTTAAGACACGTACCAACCAGCTTGGTATTGGTCGTAAGTTCGTTATCGTTGGTCCGCAGCAGGACTTGGCACAGTTTGAATATTCTAACATTGTTCAGCTTGTGCAGTTCCAGATGAAGGGCGGTGGTACTACTTCCACTGCTGGTCTCGTTAAAGACGTTCTTGAATGGAACGCTGACGAGATCATTTGGGCTTATGATGACACGCTTATCAACAAGGGCGCTGGTGGCACTACTGATGCTATCCTTATTGTTATGCCTGAAATCCAGAAGCCGCAGGGTTCGAGAATCAACACCAACGAGTTTGCTAAACTTGCGCCTGGTATTGAGGCTTGCGCTCTGATGTATTGCGATATGGCAGCGCCTCGTGAAATACCCACTCCGTTGGCGGGTGGTGCTACTGACGTTCTGTCTGAATGGCGTGTCACCTCTGGTTGGGGCGTCCGTCCTGAGGCTATTACTATTCTCAGCATGCAGAACCATTAATCTGCCCGTCCCGCCTCCCAGACGGGTTTGACCAAGCAGGGGTCAAGTTTGCAAGTTCTTGACCCCTGCCCAAAACTTGCAAAAGGAACGTAGTTATGAATTTATACATCGCGAATGCAACTAATCAAGTTCAGACTTTTATGTATACCATGCCTGAAGTTACTAATGCCAGGCAGCAACAGATCGCTATTGGTGGACAGATTAAGATTAGTGGAGACTTAAATCCACAGCAGGTCGATGCCATCATTAGCCATCACGCAATTTATGGAATGCGTAAAATTGATGAACTCAACAATATAAGTGGTAAAAAGGTTCCACTTATTTGTTCTGAAAAGCCAATCCCTGTTACTATTATTCAGAGAATGGTTCTGCATAATACTGGTGTTCTTGGCTTTCAAGGCGAAACTACTCGTAAGGAATTGGCATTAGGTGTTGATTCGCTTATGAGGCAGAGAGAGCTTGAAGAAGGAACGGCGCCAATAGAGAAGCTGCACATTCATCTAGAGGAAGATACCAGAAAAGGTATTGACTCTGAGATTAATGAGATTATCACAGTTGATCGCTCCGATAATCCAGCGCCTCCGCAGAAAACACGTCGTGGTAAAGTCAAAGGATTTTAATTGTGACACCGACGCTGGCAGGTTTTATTGCGTGGGTTAGAAGCGTAATGGGTATCAGCGTAACTGTACTGCCAGATAGTTCGGTTTATTTCACATACGCCTTCGACGTTTCCATGATGATAGTGAACCAGCAGTTGAGTATGATTTCATATACTCCTGCTGGTTCCACTGCAACTGTTAGTTTATACACGCTGGCTGTATATAATCTTGGCGGAAGCAATCTATTACAGTGGGCGCAAGATGCTTCCGGCGCCACAATCTATAAAGATGGATTGCCATATTTTGCTTATATGCGCCAGCTGTATAGTATGAATTCATTTACTCCTGGAATAATTCAATCGTCTGCCGACGAAAGAACCAACGCGGTTCTGGTTATTCCTGAGTCTTTAGAGAATTTGTCCATAGCTGATTTGCAATATTTAACAAATCCTTATGGACGCCAATACCTTGCCTTTGCACAAAGGGCTGGTACTTTGTGGGGAATAACCTGATGGCTTTTCCATCCAGCAATGTTAATCCAGCCAATGCTATCCCTGTTTGGATTGCGCCAACTCCTGCATCTGCTGGAGCAAATACCAACAATATTACTACTGCTACTAGCACTCTAGTCAAGACTGGGGCCGGCGCTTTAACTGGGCTTATAGTTGCCACTGCTGGTACTGGTGCTACTGCTACTGTTTATAATGGCATTAGTGCTGGCGGCACTTTAATTGGAACTTTCTCCTTGAATGCTCAGGGAGCGATTAATATGCCAGGAAGTGGCATACCATTTAGTGTTGGGCTATTCATAGTGACAGTTGGGTCTCCTGCTGCCAATCTTATCGTAACTTATTTTTAATGAGGCCCTGCCATGCAAACTGGAATTTTAATTACCAATAATGGTACGCATTCGGCAGAAGATTGGGGCTATTCTTCAGCTTCAATGTTGCTTATTGCGCTAGAAGTTGATCCAAATTCTGCTAGTGCTACCAAAATTGAAATGGCCAAAGATGCCATTCGTGGTCCTTTAGCTAAGGTTTTTGAGAAACATCATGATGCTATTATCTCTTTTGAGAAACAGAAGCTGGCTTCTGGCGATCATACTAGATTGACTGCAAATCTTGATGCTACGGAAGCGACTGATATTGAGCAAGGCGTTAAAGATATTATGGATGTTATTCGTCCATTGCTTGCTCAGTTTACCAAAGACCCTGCTGCTTCTGAGGCTGAAGTAGTCAATCACATTCGATCGCGGCTCCATATGGACCTGAGAACGGCGCAGCAGGTTGAGAGGTCCTGGCACGCTGATAAAAATCCTTCCTTGGATGAGTCCAAGAAGTTCCGTGCTACTTTCCATCCTGGCGCTGGAGTTTAATCGATGGCTGGTTATACGACTGCGATGCCAACCAGCTTCAAATTGGAGCTGATGACTGGCCTCCACAATTTTACTATCACAACCGGTAATGACTTTAGGATTGCGCTTGGAAAAGCTACTCCTACTGGCACTTATGATTCAACGACTACTAACTATACCACTTTAACTGGCAACTCTGACGAGTTAGCGAGCGGTTCTGGATATGCTACTGGCGGTTATGATATTACTGCTGCCAATAATATCACTCCGCTTACTAGTGGTACTACTGCTTATACCACTCCGAACGTTAATCCTAGCTGGACTTCTGCTTCATTCTCTACCGCTGGTTGTATTATGTATAATAATACCAATGGCACTAGGGCGGCGTATGTTGGTTCGTTTGGTGGCACCCAGACTGTGACTGCTGGTACATTTACTATCTTGATGCCAACCAATAACAATACCAATGCTCTGTTGCGCTTACAGTAAGGTGAGATTATGAGTCTTACTATTCAGCAAGCACAGCAAGCTGGACAACTCGCTGCTGGTATCGTAGGATATCAGCAGGTTGTTGCTGCTCTCCAAGAAGTTGTGAATACTGGGGATCAAATTGAGTCTATGTCGGCGACTAGATTAAGTAATGGGCTTGTTCTAAATGCTCCAATTACTTTATCTGTTGCTGATACAGCAGTTATGTTCAGCCAATTGATTGGGATTTATAACGACCTGATAGCAGGATTGCAAGCTCAACTTGCTGCGTTAGGGTAAGTTATGGCTGACAATGTCACTACCCAGACTTCAACTTTAGCGACTGTACCAAATGCTACTGGTATTGAAACTCGCGATCAAGGTTCTGGTATTCAGCGGCAGGTAACTACCACTCTTACTGTCGTTCATCCTAACGCTCAGTTTACACGTCCTGCCAATACTACGGCATATGTTGTCGGCTATGAAGTTTCTAATTCTACTACGGCTGGCTCTGTCACAGCTATGAGCTTTGCTGTAGCAAATGGTTCTGCTGTTACTCAATCAAAAGCAACTCTTTCAGTTCGTCGTTGTCGTATTAAGAAATCTGGTACTGTTCTTACTAATGCTCAATTTCGATTACATCTTTATATTTCTGATCCTACTGCGACGTCAGGCAATACAGCTGGTGACGGCGCTGCTATGTCAGTTAAAGATACAACTGGTTTCTTAGAAATTGGGTATCTTGACGTTCTTAGTATGATAGCCCTGAATGATTGCGCTATAGGATTTGGCGTTCCTGTTATTGGTTCTGAAGTGAACGTAGTTCCCACTAGTGGTAATATTTATGGATTACTTGAGGCGCGCGCCGCTTATACGCCAGCTAGTGGTGAAGTTTTTACTATCCATTTAGAAGCTTGGCAGTGGTAAGATGCTTGCAGCAGTTCTAGATGCTGAGTGGCATCCGGCAACTATGGCATGGCTTCAACAAGTTCAGATCGCTGGTGGAAATCCATCAACTATTTATACTGATTGGATTGATAGCGTAATACGCGAATTACTTGCTGCTGGAGTATATAGTCTATTAGATGGACTATATATGATGGCGGCGCCAGACGCTATTACTGCTGGAATTAATCTAGTTAATCCTGGAACGTTCACACTCACGAATAGCGGGTGCACTTTCACGGCTAACCAGGGTTATGCCGGCGCGTCGGGCACCAATGCTGTAAATACGAACGCCTTTCTAAATTTAGCCGGGCTTAATCTGTCACAGAACAACGCCTGTATATTTACGTGGAACACGTCAGCTGGAACTACGTTCGAGGCTAATGGATCATTTTCTACTACGAGGACTTACGCTGGCCCCGGAGCAACAGGCGTTGTAACATCAAATGTTAACTGTACGACAAATTTAACCATATCGAACTCTACTAGGTCTGGACTATTTCTAAATTCAAGATATGGGGCATCTAATACTGATTGCTGGGCGAATGGCGTTCTTATAGGAAACCAGACTGCCTCGACGTCAGTCGCTTTGACAGCTATTCCAATCAATGCATCAGGTGTTAGCTCTATCACCAACAATCCCGCTACGACCAGTTTGTTCGGCTTCGGCGCAGGTCTTTCTCAACAGCAAGCATCGCTGACATATGAGATTTTTCACCGCTTCACGCAGGCTATTGCTGGAGTAGCATAAATGTTGCTCCTTCTATTTGGCGGTGTCGGTAATGTTTCAGCAAGTACCACATTAACTGGAGTTTTTGCTACTGGTGCTGTTGGTTCTGTAACTCCTTTTGTCAGCGTTAATCAGGCAGGAGTTTTTGGAACAGGTACTGTTAACAGTATTACTTCACAAGTTTCTATTCCAGATACTGGAGTTTTTGCTACTGGTACCGTCGGAACAGTAACACTAACCATTTCAAGCAGTGTTACACTTTCTGGAGTTTTTGCGACTGGTGCAGTTGGTACTTTAACTCCAAATGCTAAATATCAATTAACTGGAGTTAATGCTACTGGTGCAGTTGGTACTTCAACTCCAAATGTTAACGCTTTATTATCAGGTGTT